ATCATCTGTAATCGTTTTAGCGTGTTCTGTTCACCGCGTTGTGCGCCTTGTGCCGCTGCACTTTGCATCCCACTTTGGAACTGATCAGCGGTTACATAATCAACGCTGTTGATACGTTCCACGGTGTAGCGAACGTCGATTGGTGCGGCAACTGCAGTACCGCCATCTTCGCTTGCAGAACCGCCACGATTGTCAGGGATGACACCACCGCCACGCGAGCCACGCGAATAACGGGCCATGCTTTCACGCATTTTGGACTGAGGAATGATGTATTCAGGCTCACCACCTTCACCAATTAATGCGTTAGTTGGCTTGTTTACAACGCCGCCATCAGCAAAAGCCGGTCCATAATAAGGAAGTCCAGTACCTGGTGCTGTTTTACCTGGTACAGGCGCACCCGTGCCACTTCCTATTGAGCCACCAAGCGCACTCAAGATGGATTGATACAGAATCATTGTTAACTGCTGAGCAATAATTTTTTTCGCCATTGCTAAGAAGTCAGAAGCAATAGATTTCAACATGTCTGCCCCAGCTTCTGATACAGATTTTGTGCCGCTAATAACATCACCAAAAGCATTTGTAAATGCGTTGCCGATAGAAGTGGCAGCGTGCAAAGCCTGCGCTTCTTTTGAAACAAGCTTGTCCAGCTCTTTTTGCATCTGAACCAATGGATCATTTTCACGCTCCTTGCGTGCGTCTTCTTCTGCCTTCTTGCGATCCTTACGTGCTTTTTCTTCTATCTTTGCTGTGTCTTCCAATGCTTGGTTGTAAGCAATAGCAGCGTTTACTTTTTCTTCAAGCTCAATCCTTGCTGCAATTTGTGCATGTACGTCCTCCTCAGCAAAACCTTTTGCATTTTCTGCGATTTCTCGTAAATCAATATTAAATTGAACCCTGCGTTTTTCTTCCTCGTTTAGAGCTGCAGCCAAAGAGGCTTGGTCTTTTAAAGATTGAATCTGCTGTTGCGCTAACGCCGCTAAATCTTCTCCTGGAGGCTTGGGAGGTTTAATAAGGTCGTCGTCGTCTTCTTCTGGGGTTGTTGATTTAGCTGTTTCCAAGGCTTTTCGTAAAGCACTAAGCCTTTGTTGTGATTCAAGTAATTTAGCGTTTATGCCTAGCAGAGACATTTTAGCCGCTTTGTTTCTTTCAACCGAAAGTGTTTCTTCTTCTATTGCAATTGCTGATTCAATCATTTCCTTACTGCCACTGTCAATGGCTGCATTCATTCGATCTTGAGCTGTTTTTGCATCATTCAGCGTTTTAATTAAAGTGCCAACGGCAAGCGTTATCACCGCAAAAGGAAGCGCCGCCAAAGCAAGTTTTAAAACACCAGCAGCAGCAGCAGTCAAATATATTTGAGCCCCAAAAAACTTAAACAACCCTATTTGAGTTGTCAGAAACGCGCCAAGCTTGCTTGCGATCAAAAGATCTGTAGCTGTTTTTAACGCGTAAACAGCTGCAGTGGCGCC